ATATTCAAGCGGTGAAATCGTACTTGACCGATACTTAGCCACTACGCGATATGGGAACTGCCCAGAGTCAATAACCGAAAACGTAGAGAAGTCCAATCCTTCTCCGTGACTAACATCAACGGTGATCGTGTAGATATGATCTGGCTCTGGGTTTCTATACACATCAAGCTGCCCTGCTGTTGAGATAGGATCAGCAAATGGCATTGCCTTGAGCTTTGTTGCGTTGATCAGCGTGTTCTGAGAACCGACGAACTCGCACTCGAACTCCTGCGCGAATTGTTCCTTGGAGGTGTTGCGGATTGTGGATTCTTTCCACTCTTCATCTCTCCCCGGAACTTCAGACCAATGTACCTCCACCGGAACATATTCCGACTTTCCCTCGTTTGAGTCCATCCACATTCTGTAGAAGTGATTCATACCACAGGGGGTAGAAATGATCACCATCTTGGTGGTCTTACCAGAAGAGATCGTTGGATATGTGGATGCGAAGAACTCTTCAGCGATGTGTCTGGGAACGAACGCGAACTCGTCCAGAAGCAGCATATTGAACGATCCACCTCGAATAGCAGAGGAGGAGGTGGATGCTGCGATGATTTTTGATCCGTTCTCTAGTTCGATAGATCCCTTGTTCCAGGCAAGAACACCCTGCTGTAAAAAGAACGGAAGGTTCTCATATGCGAGCTGATAGCGAGCAAGAATGTCACGCGCAAGCTGCCCTTTGTTAGCCAGAATAGCACAGTTCACATTGTCGTTAAATAACGTATAGTGTAGGAAATATGCAACGACTGTTGTTGTCTTTCCTGTTTGGCGCGGGAGCTTACCGATCGTAAATCTATTATCATGGATCGTTCGGATGATCTTCTCTTGGAAGTCATACATCTCGAAAGGAACCAGACCTTCATCCAGACTGACAATCTTGACATAGTTGCGAACGAAATAAATCGGATCTTTCGCACACTTCACATACTCTTTGATTTCATCTGGGGTGTATTCGTGATTGACACCTACTTTTTTTAGTAGGGGATTACCTTGATAGCCATCTTCTTCTGTTGCCATTTACTTTCCCTAACACACCAAGCATGATTAATCCTGCTGTGATCATCATTCCAAATCCAGGCTCAGGAATGGATGTCGTTGTCCAACTTGAACATGATGTTCCTTCACATGCACGCACCATTATCCACCCATTCGGTTCTGGATGAAATACATCAATACCAAAACATCTGCTCGCGTTATCTGCTACACACAAAAGTATCTCATTTTGCGTTGGTGGTATAGAGATACCTGTGAGATTGTCAATGACAGTCAATGACTCTTGACACATATATTCTATTTCAACGAGTTGATCCTCTGTGCAATCTAACCAGACATTAGATGCCGTTTCGTATGCTTCTAACGGATTGTTTAAGTCTGGATTTCCACTAACATCCTCTATTATTTGTTGCCACTCATGGTAAGTTGGATCAGACGCATTTTCCGAATATGGTTGAACAAATCGAAAGTTTGTTATGGGCATTATTCTTACTCATCGGTTTCGACCTCAGATGTTACATCAATCTCGTCCATCTTTCCCTTGAGAAGCTGTTGAAGCTGCTTCGTAGATCCAGTAAATAATATATTATTGGTCGTTTGGGTTTTGGGTGTTTCGTTTTTCTGACCAGTTAGTTCTCTGATCTTTGTTTGATGATCCATCAGTTTCTCTGCAACCTCAGCGGTAGACTTCATAACTGTGGCAAACACTTCATATGCTCGTGGATGATCCATCGCTTGAGCAAGCGTCAGCGCGTCAGCAGTAGCAATACGACCAGACTCCAAAGCAGTTACAAGGGCATCGCGCACTTTGTTGTAGTCTTTGTATGTGTCACGCGGAATATCAAGCGCACTCAAAATGCTATCCATCGCAGGGTCGGTTTCTTCACTTTCGACCACTACTGGAATGTGTGTTTCTTCATTTTCCATTACAGATCCTCGTCAACACCTGTTATGAGATTGCGACGAGTTCCCTCTGTTGGTAGAGTAGTATTCGCAGCATATCCCCAATCGTCGTCAATGTCAATACTACTTAGTGGTACTGATAGAGCAATGTCTGAAGTTGGATCTCCTGCTAATGTCAATCCAGGTTGAATATATATTCGTGAGGAAGTTGGTATTGCTTCGAGTTGATCTGGATCAATTCCCTGGCTCCTTGTTCCTCTATACTGAATACGATATGTCCATTGTTCGGTCGGTGTATATGGAAAATCTGGGCTAACTTGAATGAGCTGTTTAGCTCCATCATATGAAATGATATTTCTTGTGGTTCCAGTGATACCTGTTGTGCCTGTTCCTTCTCCTGTAATTGTAATAAATCCCGATTGTGCGTATATGTCATCTAATCTTGAAGCTGTATTTGTTTGAAGATATAATTCGTTTGCATTGAGAGACGCTTGAGCCAGTGTACCACTATGGAATCTAATAAAGCTGTCCGGTATAAAAAAGTCAACGTAGGCTTTTTTGATTAGTCCTTTTGGTGTAACTGGACCAAATAGCATTGTTTTCATAGTAAAATTTAAAGTCCATATTAAAGTTCTTCCACTTTCAAAATCCCCTTCATACGCATCCTCTCTTGTAATTGATTCAAGCACAATCGGTATATCAACATCAATTTCATGTTCAGTTACATTGTTCAGTGTTAACGTAAACTCTGGAGTAAAGAATGGTAAAATCTGCTCGATGATTTTTGAACAATCCGCTGCATTTCTACCGTAAATGGCCATTTCAAAGTTTAAATTATATGGAACACCCTCATACATCATCAATTTTGTATTCCCAGTCTCATCATTGATGTTAACGGAAGAGTATTTACTCATTGTTCCAAGTTTACGTTCCGCTGCATAATTTAATGCTATCATGTCATAACTTATACGAGGTAAAGATGTCATAATCTGTTGTGCAAGATCAGGATCAGTTAGACGAGCGTACCATTTATCCTTACTAGAGTATGTGATAGGCACAGAAATTAAAGTGTCGTCCGAACGTCTGATTTTGATATTATTAAACAGAGTGCCAAACGCAATTACACATTTGCGAATAATGTCGTGATTGAATGGTGTACCTAACATTAGCTGTAATCTCCAAATGGACTATCTTCACTTAGATCCAGAACAGTAACGCCATCATCTTCAATGGTTTGATTATCTGCAATGATTGAATCAGGCATTGCGTCTCCAGTAAAGTTTACTTCACTTGTATCTGGATTAAAGCTCTGATCAATATTAGGAATACCTGTAGTAAATCTTTCTTGTGAGTATCGGAAGTCCTCACACCTAATTTCATACATCTGTAAACTTCCAACCTGATAGAATACACTCTCATGTTCAACAAAGTTGATTTCCATAAATGTGCCTTGACGTTGAGCTGCTGTATTTGGAACAGTTAAATCAAAATAGATCAAGTCCCCCTCTTTCGGGCGAGAACGAGTTGCGCCTAGATGAACTTGCTCGGAGAGAAGATTATCAAAATCACGCATGGCAAGATTAAGTGTCAACGTCTCGCGAATTTCAAGACCGAAGCGAGTGATAATATCTCGTTCACCACCCCATCCTTCAGCGGTAGCAACATAGAACGGAAGCACATAGGCTTCATCAAAGAAGCGATCCGTGCTTTCTCCGTAGATACTATCTTCTGTTCCTTTGCGCGGAAGCCAATAGGCAGGAACCCCGTAGATGCTAATAGCTTCTACAACCAGATCCTCGATGAGTTTTTGCTCAGAGGCCACATTGTATCCGAAGTAATGATTCTTAGGCATCTAACTCACCCCATGTAAAAGTCAGTAGGCAGGGTGTATGAGTCTTTTAGTTCTTGTCGCAGACGTTCAAGGTTCTGTTGAGCTTCTTGTTTGATCGAAGGTCCGTCCAGAGTGACACCACCCGGAAGTTGAATACCAGCAAATTTGGATAGATTTTGCCCCCACTGTTCTCGCACCAACTCTGTTACATATTCCTTCAGCCACAGATCACCGTAGACTTTCGTATAGCTAGTTGGATCAACAATCTTGAACGCCTCAACAACGATATAATCATCGACACTAACATCTGTTTCCCAATCCCAGTCGATATTCAATTTGTTCATGTGCCGAGTAAATCGAATAGGAG